GCCTTGTTGTAGACCGCCTGTTGCATGATTTGCTGGGGAGTTGGTTCTGTCTTGGGCTTCGGGTTGCGCCAAGTGCGGGTGCCGTCCTTCTTTAACGGGTTCCGCATTGGCAGACTGCATTTCAGGTCAATCTGTCTGCCAGCGCCCGTAAAGTCTTGGAACAGGATGACGGGAACATCCAGCTTTTCTTCGTGGTAGAAGCGCTGGTATTCGCCTTCGAAAGCGACTCCTTGATAGAACTCGCGTACACCCTCAACAGCGTATCTCGCCATTGTTGGGATGACTTCTTTGAAGTGGTGGTATTCTTCTGCATCCTTGCCTCCGTCCCAGTCTCTAGGCTTGTAAAACTCAAACTCAGTCATGCCGCGACTGATTGCCTCGTCTAAGTCTACAGGCTCTTTCGGCCCGTAGATAGGGCTGTAGTCGTGGACGCCCAAAGCCATGTCGGCTATGCTTTGTACTATCTGCCCAGCGCGGGGACGTGCGGCGAAGGGGAAGTTCATCTTGTGTTCTTTGCGAAGGTACAGCTTCAACACATGCTCATCAATCGGCTGCGTTGCACCCGACGCACTGACATGCTGCCGCCCAAAGAACAAACTGTAGTCTGGAATCTCTCGTTGCATAAAACCCTCCATATCCCCGTATTAAACATATTCAACATAGGTGTCAACAATGTTTATTGTTTTTGATTCGGATGAATTAGTTGATTGTGCGAAATGCGAGGGCAACGGTGTAATCCCCATTGACTTGTATGAGCATAGCGAATTAGGGTTCGACATCACCCGCAGCTATTCATGGCAGTGTGGTGTATGTGGAGGCGAGGGCAAGCTGATGCCTTTCTTTGAAATGGAATTTGATGCCGAAGGATAGAGAGATTCGCTGCCGGTACGCACATTGTGATGACGATGTGCCTGACGGTTGGGAGTCTTATCCTCTTGGCGGTTGGCACGGTGCCAAAGGCTATGTTTTATGGAGTGAATACATGACCAATGGACGCGCTAAGGGCGCTCAATTTGAACGCGACGTGGCCCGCATGTGCCACAGCTCTCTAGGTTTTGATGCGAAACGAGACTTAGAGCAATACAGAAGCGGTGACCGGGGTGACCTGATTGGGGTGCCTGGCTGGGTGATTGAGTGCAAACGCTACGCTTCTGGCTCCAGCTATAAAGAAGAATGGTGGAAACAGGTGACCAAGGCGGCGGACGCTGCATTATGTGAGCCTGTTCTCATTTACAAGTATGACCGCCAGCCAATCCGCTGCGTGGTGTATCTCAGTAGCATCAACCCGGACTATTGGGGCAAGGCTGACACGGCTACGATTAGTTTTGACACTTGGTGCATGATTGTAAGGGAGGGCCTGACAGATGAAGACCGCAGACCAAATGACGTTGGAGGAATTTCGCAGCCTATTGGCAGAGGTAACGGCTCCGCCTAAAGTGACGCCTATGCCACGGGGTACTTACCAGCGCAAGGTAAAGCCAACGGCAGCGCAGCAACCGTTCTGGAATAAGCGAAAGAAGGGTGTGAACAAGCGGCCTAAGCGCCGTCCAGCTTCTCGCACTTGAACCTAGCCATCATTGGAACAGGGAAGAAGGGCGCAAGCCCTTTTTCCATTTTCACTGCCCGCTGGTAGCAGTCTTGCATTGTTTCTTGCGGCCCTGTCGTGTCTTCAAACAGCACGCACTGATTCGGCTGTGCTATAGCGCAGAGCATCACGAGCGTCTTGAACATGGCAACGCTCCTTTCATAACAATCCTAGCATTAAGTGGGGGGATATTGCTAATTGCCCTCTTCCCATGTCGGCGGTGTGTGGTCCGGCCCGTAAAAGTCTTCCGGCATTTTGTTGCTTTTGGCTAGGTTTTCCTCTGCGGTAATCACTTGCAGATTCCACGGCACGTTTAGGCCACAGACGCAATCATCACGCCCGAATAGCGGATAGTAGTGGTCTAGGTGGTGCTTCTCGCCCGTCTCTATCTCCATCTTTCTCAGCAAGGAATATTTGGCATGGAAGTGGTGCGGCATCAGTCCGCGCAGGGTGGCTTTCTTTATCCTTTCCTGCCTCCGCTTTGACGCCTCATATGCTGCCTTGTTGACTCGTATTGGCTTGGCGCGGGTTCCTTCAAACAGGTAGTCCACCTCCATGCCTTCTGAGATTTCTTTTAGAAACATTAGGCGCAGCCCTATGCGGCCAGGGCTTTCACCTCTCGGCTTGCAGATGGCTTCGACGCGGTTGTAGTAGTCGTCATCGACATACATTCGTAGCTTGTGAACGGTCTGGTATAGCTGCTTGTGTTCAGTCCTGACGAACAACAGGTCGCAGGGTGTGTTGTATATGTCACCGACCATGCCGCCATAGTTCTTCTTCGCCAGCAGCTTATAGAATATGTCCGGCTCATGCCGCCCTATGTTGTGGGCCTCTGTCAGTCCTCCCACTTTCGGCACATATGGTTTCAGTGTGCTGATTTTAGACGAGATGCCGGGTTGGTTTCTCTTGGTGTTGTACACCACAAAGTATTCATCAAACTTGGCTAGGTAGTTCTCTGGCAGGTCATCCGCCTCACAGCCACGCTTAAACTTGGCGACAATGGCCTCATGTCCGGCGATGTTACCGGCCTGTGTCCATGCGAAGTCTTCCCGGTCTGACTGTCTCTTTGTCTGTCTTCCCATGTCCGTGTCCTCCTCTTTACAGACGGTTAAATCCATGCTATTTGAGTTACCTCATTGCAGCGCGGCAGGAATGTTGAGGCATTGACAGTGCCGCTGAATTGTCAATGCCGATGCAGAAGCAAAACAAAACTTTTCTATATATCCAAAAACATTGCTTAGCCATTGCTGATGCAGTGTTGCTCCAGCAATGACATTGCTTAAGCAATGACATTGCCAGAGATTTTTTTTTAGATTTTATTTTTGTTCCAGTTCCAACGCTTGCAACGCCAGTTCTACAGTGCGCGGTATTGGATGCTCACCGGATTCATAGTACTGGACAGTGCGTCTGGCCAAGCCTAGTCGTTCAGCAAAACTCTGCTGTGTGTAACCAAGCATCTCCCGCCTGTGTTTTAGGTCATTAGCGGTCACTGCCCCATACCTCCTTTTTCTCAATCCAGTGTGGCTCTGATGCTGTCACCACCTCTGCGATGGCCCAGCTTGAAAGGCTGTATTCGCCCGGCACATAGTCCCTGTCCTTGTGTTTCTCTATGATGGCTTGCGCTTCTTCCAGCGTGTCTGCCAGTTGGTAGTTGTCCCGGTAGCTAGGCCCGCCATGTGTGCGGCTAAACTCCAGCGTGGTTACGATTATGAACATGTCAGTCCTCCTTCTTGCTGCTGATGTAGATGTGATGGCTATTCACTAGCCAGTTAGTCTGGCTGATGCTGTCCCTGACAGCTTCGCGCCATTCTTCGTCCCACAGGCCGTCCAGTGATGAGTCCATCATCTCCAGCATGTCAGACGCTGCCTGTATGACCTCGATGAAGGCCCGTCGTTGGCTGTTGTTAATCATGTGCATGTCTATGCCTTTCTCAATGCTCGGTCTCTGTTTCGTCTTCCATGTCTTCAGCTATTAGCTGCTTAATGGCGTCTTGCTTTGCCTCGTCAATGACGCACATCAGCATGACCAGCCCTGCGTCTCTGCCGTCGTGGCAGTTATGTGCCAGTCTCAGCACGGCATGGTGGAACATCAGCGACAGGTTATAGGCTGTCTCCATGACTCCGTCGTGCGGGTGGTCGTTGGCCGCATCAATGCAAGCCTTCAGGAAGTTTGCATCGTGTTCGGTCAATGGGTTTTCTTTGCTGTTCATTTCTCTTCCTCCTCGGTTGTGGCATCTTCAGCCGACCAATCGTCGGTCGTCATAACGTGCCAGCTGCGGCAGTTGGGACAGCTTTCCTCAAAGCTATCGGCCTGCCAGTGATGGTTACAGTTTCCGCAATCGTGGTTCATGTCTCTGCCCTCCTATTTGATGCCAGCCAACCAAGCGAAAGCCTGCCAGCCCCAAGCGTCAGGGCCAGTCAAAAAGCCCCAGATGAATAGCCCGGCCAGCGTGATGCTGGCCAAGGCCTCAAGGATGATTGCAAGGCGGCTCATGTCTTGGCCTCCCACATTGTTCTGCCAGTGTTGAGGCACTCCATTGTGCGCAACGCTGACAGCATTTCCTCTGCCTCTTTCAGGTTGTCAAAGTCGTAGCTAGTCGAACGGTTTCCAAGTGGCCCATCGCTAACCTGAAACTCTACAGTGCCGTCCGGCATCTCTGCCCGGACAATTCCCCAGCTTGTCATTGGTTCGCCTCACGCATGTAAAGCTGACAGCGGCGCATGGCGTTGCGAATGTCTGACATAGTCCAGTCCAGCAGGTCAGAGTCTATGCGTCCCGTCTCATGCAATTCTGCTTCGGCATGAGCCAGTGATTTCAGGGCGCGGTATACCCTGCGCGTTGCGTCAGCCTCCGGCGCTGTTGTCTCGCGGCGCTTGGCCTTGTGTCTGGTGTTGTCCATTTCTAAGCCCTCTCTCTTAATGGGTGATGAATGCGACAGGCTTGGAAGCTTGCCAGCACAAGCCGCAAGCGCCGCATGATGGGGCCAACGTTTCTTCGCCTTTCTTGGCAAGCTGGCCGGTGGTCTTGCTGATTTGCGTCGGACAGGTGAATGCCTGTTTAGTCGCCAGCAAGTCTTGGGTGCGTTCATCATCTGCCGACAATGCCGCAAAACTGTCATTGAAAGAGCCAGAGAACCGGACAGCCCACCGAATGCCGCACTCCCGGCGCAAGGTGGCCAGCGCATGGCCTATGGCCCGCTCTTGGCTGTCAACAGCGTCTGGTTGGTTGGCCGTGTATCCGTACACATGCAACGCCGGGAACATGCCAAGCCACTTTGCCCATTGTGCGACGTAGGCGACGGAATAGAAGTCACCAAGCACATGCAACCGGACCAGAAAGCCATTCGGGTGGTTGGCTTGGTAGTGCGCAAGGTCTGATTCTATTTGCTCCAGCAAGGCATTGTCTGCCTTGTACCGTGTCGCGTTCATCATGTTATTGCCGTAGCAATCCGCCCAATGGGCGCAAGAGCGCGGGCAAGTGGCGCGTTCTTCTAGTGTCAAAGTGAAGATGGGAAAGCCAGCTAGCCTGCCCTTGGTTACACGCTTGCCAAGCTTGGTGTTAGTGCTGGTCTTTATAGCCCGCTCGGTCTTGGCCATGCCGTCTGCGACGGACTTGGCCCGCAGGTCATGGTACACGCTACGGCCAGCCAGTATGGCCATTTCAGTCTTGGTCAATTGTTTCATCGCTTTGCCCTCCAGCACGATTGAACATGATTCACATATGGCGCATTGGTTGCGCTATGTCAACGGCAAAAACACCGGAAAGTAAAAAAAAGACACAAGCATGTTGTGAGCGTGTATATACTAAAGCATCGGCGGAACGGTTGGAGCTAATGCAGCATGAATGGTGTGGTGAGTGTGTCAGTACACACAGAGAAGACACAACCACACGCGGCAATGTATATATGTGACATATCCGCAACAGTGTCGCAGTCAGGCCACAGTGACATGACGGCCACAGTGTTGCATCGAGGCCACGGGGGGTCTCGCGCAGCCCACACCCCCGCCCAGGCGCGGCCACTCTATATATGTGTTAATTGACCTCTACACACTCACACTCGGAGGAAGCATGGGCAAGATTACAAAGGCAAACACAACCAAGGTCATTGAGCTACTGAGCGAAGGCTATAGCTTGGTGAAGGCTTGCGAGGGCGCGGGCATATCCCGTGCGGGCGCATATAAGCGTATGAGGGCCGATGAGGAGTTTCGGGCGGCTGTGTACACGGCAAGGGCTGAGAGCGCTGAGAAGGCTCTGGAGGAGCTTGACGGCATGTATTTGAACGCACTGGAGGGGCATAAGCGGTATGACCCCAACATATTACGAGACTATGCGCAACATGTGCGCTGGCGGGCTAAGACCTCTATGCCAGAACAATACGGTGAGTCCAAAAATCGTGCTGGCGTCGAGGTAAGTGACGGCACGGTGCGTATCCTGTGGGAGACTGACTGATGGACGTTAAGATTCCCTACAAGCCCCGTCCTTTGCAGAAGGACATGCACAAGGAGTTGAAGAGATGGAACGTGTTGGTAATGCACCGCCGCTTCGGCAAGACGGTGTGGGCAGTGAACCAGTTAATCAAGACGACGCTGACCTGCCCGTTGCCTCGACCGAGGACGGCTTTTGTGGCCCCTACTTTCGCACAGGCAAAGCGGATTGCTTGGGATTATGTAAAGTTTTATGCCGGAGTTATCCCCGGTGTGCAATTCAACGAGACAGAACTACGCGCAGATTTTCCTAATGGCGGCAGGATTATGCTGCTGTCTGCTGAGAACCCCGATGCCCTTCGGGGGATTTATTTGGATGAGTGTGTCTTTGATGAGTTTGGGATGCAGAACCCAAGGGTATGGGGGGAGGTCGTAAGACCGGCACTGTCCGACAGGCAGGGGTCGGCATGTTTTTTGGGAACCCCGGCGGGTCACAACCATTTCTATGATTTGCTGGAGACGGCCAAGGGCCAGTTAGCCGAGGGCAGCAAAGACTGGTACTTCAAGATTTGCAAGGCCAGTGACACAGGCATAGTCAGGCCGGAGGAACTGGAAGCTGCTATGGCGCAGATGACGCCAGAGCAATATGAACAGGAATACGAGTGTTCGTTCACAGCGGCAATTATTGGTGCGTATTACGGCAAGCTGTTAGCAGACGCGGATGACACGGCCCGTGTCACGCGGGTGCCGTATGACCCGGCCTTTCCTGTGCATACGGCCTGGGACTTGGGCATTAACGACTCGACAGCCATCTGGTTTGCGCAGGTCTTCCGCGGCGGTGCAGTTAATATAATAGATTATTATGAGAGTAGTGGTGTGGGGCTAGACCACTACGCTGATGTGCTGAACAGGAAGGAATACACCTACGGGGACCATCTGGCACCGCATGACATTGAGGTGCGGGAGCTTGGCTCCGGCAAGTCACGGCTTGAGACTGCGTATTCGCTAGGTCTGAGGTTTCGTGTTATACCTAAGATGAAGGTCGCAGATGGCATTAACGCGGCGCGTATGTTAATACCTAAATGCTATTTTGACCGCGACAAATGTGGCGAAGGCTTGGAGATGCTACGCCAGTACAGGCAGGAATGGGATGAGAAGCGTAAGATTTTTAGGGACCATCCAAGACATGATTATACGAGCCATGCAGCAGATGCTTTCCGCTATCTTGCTGTTGGTCTTGAAAATCGAGCAGTCATGTCTCGTCCTCCGCAGCAAGTTGCGCAAATGGAATACAACCCTTTCACGCTATAGGAGCAAGTAATGAGTTCGAGTGTAGGCACTAGCCCAGGCTCAACTGGCCGTCAGCCAAGAAACATCGCAGACCCGGATAAGCGCAGGGCCGCTGAGATTGGCAGGGCTGGCTTCCTAAGCGAAACCCGCGAAGCTATTGCTGAGATTAGAAGTAGACCTGTTACAAGAGTGCCGGGAACACTTGGCGCTATTGGTGAGATGGTCAGAGAAAATATAGTCGCTGAAATTGAAAAGGGCGCAACGCCTATACGAGTAACTGATAAGTCCGGCAAGGAGATAACAGTCGGCGCACTGCGCGGAAACAAATACACTGGCCGTTCTGAGTATGAAGCTATAGCTAGGGAAACACGGGGTACGCAGCCAATACAGATTTCAGAAGTTCAGGCTAGACAGCCAACCCAAGAGAGGGAAGAAACCCCCACCCTTATTAGCCCAAAGGTAACGCCAGAGGTTACGCCTGAGATTGTCCCCGATGACCTGATGGGTAGCGCAGAACGTGGACGCAGACGCACAAGCCGTGTTGGCCCCGGCGGTACTTTGGTAACCGGCGGCGGTGTTCTTTATACTAGCAAGTAGGAGATTTAGATGAGCTTTTTGACCCCCTCTGTGCCTACCCCTCCCCCGCCACCACCTCCGCCACCGGAGCCGGACATTGGCCGCGCCCGTGTTTTGGCAGAGGAGGCCGAAACCCAAGCCCGTGCAAGACGCAAGGGAAGGGGTGCTACGATTGTTGCTGGCGCTCTGGGTGATACGACAGAGGTCAAAACCGGCACACCGACATTGATGGGTTAGCTATGAACAAAGCATCCGAACACGTTAAACGCTTCGATTACCTTAAAAGCCGCAGGGATAACTGGGACACACATTACCAGGAACTTGCGGATTACATGCTGCCCCGCAAGGCAGACATTGTGAAGAAGCGGTCTCGCGGCGAGAAGCGCATGGAGCTTATCTATGATGGCACCGCGCTTCAATCCATCGACCTGATGGCGGCTTTCCTGCACGGGATGCTGACCAGCGGGGCATCGCCTTGGTTCCACTTGGATGTCAAGGACGAGATGATTAACCGCGATGACGATGTTCGTGAATGGCTGCAAGACAGCAGTATGCGCATGATGCAAGCCTTCCAGCGCTCAAACTTTGAGACTGAGGTGCATGAGGCGTATGTGGACCTGGTTGTGTTTGGCACGGCCTGTATGTTCTGCGAGATGGACCGCAAGAACCTGCGTTTCAGCACCCGTCACATTTCTGAATATTATGTTCAGGAAGACCAGTACGGCATGGTGAACACGGTTTACCGGCTCTACAAAATGACAGCCACACAGGCTGTGGAGCGTTTCGGCCTTGAGCGCGTCGGTGACTTCATCCGCAAGAAGCATGAAAAGAATGGCGATGAAGAGGTTGAAATCCTGCACGCAGTGATGCCACGCATTGAGCGCGACGTGACCGCACCGGACAATCTCAATATGCCGTTCATGTCGGTATATGTCTGCAAGGCTACCGGGATGGAGATTTCACAAGGTGGCTTTGAAGAACTGCCCTATGTGGTGCCACGTTTCCTGAAAGCTACCGGCGAAGTGATGGGCCGTAGCCCTGCAATGACAGCGCTGCCTGACGTTAAGATGTTGAATCTTATGTCAAAAACCATCATCCAAGCGGCTCAAAAGCAGATTGACCCGCCACTGCTGGTGCCTGATGACGGCTTCCTGCTGCCTATTCGCACCCAGCCCGGTGGCTTGAACTTCTTCCGTTCCGGCTCTCGCGAGACGATTACGCCACTGAATACGGGTGCCAACATTCCTATTGGCCTGAACATGGAAGAACAGCGCCGCACCGCTATTCGGCAAGCGTTCTATGTTGACCAGATTCTAACTGCTGGCTCCCCGCAGATGACTGCGACAGAGGTGATTCAAAGGCAGGAAGAGCGCATGAGAGTGATTGGCCCTGTGCTGGGAAGGCTCATGAACGAGATGCTTCGCCCGCTGATTGACCGTGTGTTTGCGCTGATGTTGCGGAACGACATGCTGGCACCAGCCCCTGATGTTCTGCAAGGTCGTGATATTGATATTGAGTATGTCTCACCGCTGGCACGGGCGCAGAAGTCAAGCAGTCTGAACAACACTATGCGGGCGCTTGAAATTCTACTGCCTCTGGCTCAAAGCCTTCCGGTAGGCGACCACATCGACCCTGATGGACTTGTCCGCCATGTGACTGACGCCCTTGGCGTTCCCAAGAAAACCCTACGCTCCCAGCGTGAGGTTGATGAAACACGGCAAGCGCGGGCGCAAGCAGAGCAAGAGGCTATGCAGCGCCAGCGTGACCAAGAGGATGTTTACACAACAGCACAGGCTGCACAGGCCGTGAGGATGGTACAGTCGTGAAGGACATAGAAAAGCTGAAGCATATGTACAAAGAGACCTTTGAGACCGAGGGCGGTCAGAAGGTCTTGCGAGACTTGGAGGCCCGCGCGAACTGGAGGGCGTCCAGCTATGTGGCTGGCGATGCAAACGCCACCGCATTTGAAGAGGGCAAACGCGCTGTCCTGCTTCATATCCACAACATGATGACACAGGAGTAACAATGTCAGAGGAAGCTATCGAACAGGTAGCCCAGCCTGAAGCTACGCTTATGGAAACCCCAGCAGAAGTAGCACAGGGCGGGTCTGGTAACGAGTTCCTATCCACTATACCGGAGGATTTGCGTGACCACCCAAGCCTAGGACCAATTAGGGATGTCGAGAACCTCGCTCGCTCTTATGTAAACGCACAGAGACTGATTGGCGCAGACAAGCTGCCAATGCCAGTCAACCCAACAGCCGAAGACCTTGACAACATCTATAGCCGTCTTGGCCGTCCAGAAAGTGCGGATGGCTACGAGATTCCGGTTGATGGCAACATTGTGACAGAGGATGTTGCGAAGTCTTACGCTGACGTAGCGCATAACCTGCGCCTAACACCTGACCAAGCTAACGGTGTGCTGGAATACTATCGCGCTATGGTGCAGGAAAGTGGCAGCATGAGTGAGGCCGCTGAAAGCCAGCAGCGTAGCAGTACCGAGATGACACTTCGCAAGGAGTGGGGCGACGAGTTTGATGCTCGTATTGAAGATGCTGGCAAAATTGCCAAGCAGTTTGGCAGCAGCGACCTTCTTGAGATGCGCCTAAGTGACGGCACTAAAGTTGGCAATCACCCAGACTTTATCAAGGCTTTTGCCAATATGGCTGAGTTTCGCTCCAGCGTAACAAGCGAAGATACTGTTGCTGACAGCACAATCAGCAGCACAGTATCTCGTCGTGAGGCGCAAGCTGAGATTGAAAGCATCATGTCTTCGCCCGTCTACACTGACCGCAAGAATGTGGTCGGCAGACAGCAAGCTATTGACCGCGTTCAAGAGCTAATGGAAATGGTTCATGGATGACAAAACAGAGCTTAGGCTCGAATGTTTGCGCCTCGCACTTGAGTATGGTACTCAAAGAGACGTACTAAATCCCCACCTACTCGCAGATACATACTACGGGTGGGTGACGCAGGGTAGCGGGTCAGCCCGTCCTGCCGACAACCGGAAAGACGGTGGCCGAAAGCAGGTCCGAAAAGCCAGGAGTGTCCGTGAGGGTAGCACGCCGCAACTTACTGTAAACGCAACTGTAGAGAAGGAGGTAGGCTAATGTCTACTCAAGTCACTACGGCATTTGTGCAACAGTATTCTGCAAACGTGCAGATGCTCTCACAGCAGATGGGTTCCCGTCTGCGTGACGCAGTACGCATTGAGAATGTTGTTGGTAAAAATGCCTTCATCGACCAAATCGGTCTGGCAACGGCGCAGCTTCGCACCACCCGCCACGCCGATACTCCGCAGCTTGACACACCTCATGAGAGGCGTCGTCTGAGCCTGGCGGACTACGAGTATGCTGACCTGATTGATGACCAGGACAAAATCCGTATGCTCATCGACCCAACCTCGTCTTACGCCCAAGCCGCAGCAGCAGCTATGGGTCGTGCAATGGACGATGTTGTCATCACCGCCGCTCTTGGCGCAGCCTCCACTGGCGAAACCGGCAGCAGCACTGAGGCAGCGTTTAGCTCCTCTGACGACAACTACATCGCTAACGGCAACACCAACCTGACCCTCGCAAAGCTGCGTCAGGCAAAAGAGTTGCTTGACCTTGGTGACGTTGACCCGTCGATTCCTCGTTACTTTGCCGCTGGCCCAAGCCAGATTCAGAATCTGCTGGCTGACACCACGGTAACTTCGAGCGACTTCAACACTGTAAAGGCTCTGGTACAGGGCGAACTCGACACCTTCATGGGCTTCAAGTTCATCATGACCAACCGCCTGAACACCACTGATGACGCAGAAACTGCTGCATCTGGTGATGTCCGCAAGTGTTTCGCTTGGGCCGAGGATGGCGTTACCCTGGGTATTGGCAAAGATGTCTCTGCACGCATTGATGAGCGTTCCGACAAGGGCTACGCGACTCAAGTGTACTACTGCATGAGCATCGGCGCGGTACGCATGGAAAAGGCCAAGGTTGTACAGGTCAACTGTGACGAAACCCCAGACTGATAGGAGAGCTAGGCAATGACGACTAAAAACTCAGACCTCATTGCCAATCTTGAGGCTCTCCCGCAGGTCGCTAACTGACCACTTGAGGGGGGCGGGCTTGAAATCCGCCCTCCTTTCACTCCGACTCAGGGGAATGGGTGAGTGGAGTTTAACAGAGATTTTAGGTACGACTTGAAGGTCGGGCAGATGGCGGAAAGCTGGTTGGCCGACATACTCATGTCCAAGACCATAGAGATTAAGAGGGACTTTAAGGCTTCACGAACCGGCAGAGTGTTTGTGGAGTTTTTTTCTAGGGGAAAGCCGTCAGGCATAGACACAACAGAGGCAGACTTCTGGGCGTTTATCATAGACGGCGAAACTGTGGTAATATTGCCAACAGCACGGCTCAAGGAGCTTGTGCAGGAAGCAAAGGATGAAGGCAAGATTTGGAAGGGCGGCGACTCTAACACGAGCCAAGGCGTCCTGATTGATTTGGAAAGGTTAGTGAAGTAATGCCATCCGTAGTGGAAATCTGTAACGAGGCAATGGACCTGTTGGGTGCAGCTACGATTACTGCTCTGACAGAAAACTCCAAAGAAGCACGACTGTGTAACCGCCGGTTTGAAACCGTGCGCGACGCAGTTTTGCGCTCCCACCCTTGGAACACAGCCATAAGCCGTGCCGAGATTGCCAAAGATTCAACCGCACCTGCGTTTGGGTTTAGCTACCAGTACACGCTCCCAACTGACCCTTATTGCTTACGAGTCCTATCATTCTGGAACAGCAACGTAGACAGCGAGATTGCAGCCTACGACAGTCAGGTGATGTACAAGATTGAAGGCCGTAAAATCCTGAGCGATGAAGGCACATGCAAGATTACTTATATTGGCCGCATCACTGACACAGAGCAATATGACGCAATGCTGTCCAACACGATTGCGCATCGCCTTGCAGCAGAGACCGCGTATGCAATCACTGGCAGCACAACAGTAGCGCAGCAGATGCAAGCTCTGTATGAACAGCGGTTACGGGAGGCCCGTTCTATGGACGCTATGGAAGGATACCCAGACAAGATTATTGCTGATGACTTTGTGAACATAAGGTTCTAGGCATGGCCCGCGTTTCATCTATCGTCACAAACTTTCAAGCTGGTGAGCTATCCCCTCGCCTTGAAGGCCGCATTGACCTACAGAAATATAACAGTGGCGCTCAGAAACTAGAGAACATGCTGGTGTTTCCACAAGGTGGCATCACACGCAGACCTGGCACCAAGTACATAGGCACGGCAAAAATTCCCAGCAGTGGCGGAGAAACCGCTATCCGGCTTATCCCGTTCGAGTACAGTGACGAGCAAGCATATGTGTTAGAGCTTGGAAACCAGTATATGCGCTTTTACACATCAGATGGTGTGTTGCTCAATGCGCCAAATAGTACTGGTAGCGACATAATCACAGCGGCGACAAATGCCAACCCGGTACAAATAACAACAAATTCTGCGCATGGGTTTAGCAACGGTGACAGAGTTTACATCACTGGCGTCAAGGGTATGACGGAGCTTAACAATAGAGAGTTTCAGATAACAAACTCGACATCTACAACATTTACCTTGCTGCACCCCGCAAGCACGGCTGTTGATGGAACAGGATTTGGCACTTTTATTCCAAGCTCTGGCAGCCCTTACACTGAAAGAGTCGGCAAAATACACGAGATTTCAACGCCTTGGGGAGCGAATGACCTTAATGGCATTAATTACACACAATCTGCTGATGTAGTTTATTTTACCCACAAAGACTATCAGCCGCGTGAACTTTACAGAATAACCGCAAATTTCTTTTCTTTAGGGCTGTACCCAACCGTAGATGGCCCGTATTTGGATGAGAACACTGGAACAACAACTGTTTATGCGTCCGCCCAAACGGGGTTAAGCATCACATTAACTGCCAGCAGCAGCATTTTTACATCGTCTATGATTGGCGGTCTATTCAGGTTTCGTGAGATTCTTGAAATTCATCACGATGAATGGGCGGCTAGCACTAGCTACGCGAATAATGCCACAGTCCGGTACAACGGGCATGTTTATAAAAATGTCACTGGCAGCACCCAAACGTCCGGCAATACCCCGCCTGTGCATCTTAGCGGCACTGAAACCTACGGGGCGATAGATTGGGCATACCAACACGATGGTACTGGGTATGTGAAAATAAAGACATATAGCAGCGGCACATCTGTAACTGCCGAAGTTATGCCAGATGAGAATGGTGTGGCTATTTTGCCAGACCATGTGGTCGGGGCAGCTAATGCAACAACTCGTTGGTCAGAAGGGGCTTGGAGTGACCGCCGAGGTTGGCCTAGAGCTTTAGCATTTTATGAAGAGCGATTATATTTCGCGGGCACCACGCATCAACCGCAAACCATTTTTGGCTCTAAAACTGCCGACTTTAGGAACCATACGCCAGGAACAGAAGACGACGCCGCAATTAACATTACGATTGCGTCTGATAGGGTCAATGTTATCAAGCACATGATTCCTGGGCGTTTCTTGCAAATTTTGACGACAAGTTCAGAATTTACCCTGTCAGGCGGCACCGGCACTCAGCCTGTCACACCTACAAGCGTCAATGTTTTGCGTGAAACAACTTTTGGCACATCGGAGGTCCGTCCGCTTCGGGCTGGCTCTAGCACTATTATGGTGCAGGGTGGGCAAGAAAAAGTTAAGGAAGTCACATTCGATTTGGACACTGATGGCCTTGTAGGCCGTGACTTGACAATCTTAGCCGAGCATCTAGGGCGGGGCGGCTTTAAGGATATGGTGTGGCAACAAGAGCCGGAGCTTATTCTTTGGCTTGTGCGTAATGATGGCACCTTGGTTGGCCTGTCTTACGACCCACAGAACAATACAATCGGGTGGCACAGCCACCCAATAGGGAATGGCGGACTTGTAGAAAGTATAGCTGCAATTCCATCTGGGGCTGAGGACCAAGTTTTTCTTTCGGTGAAGCGGGCGTTTGACGCTTACCCTATGCCGGGCGGGTTTAGTAACGTGCGCCACATCGTTGTAATGGATAATATATACTTTGGCACCGACGTAGCGGATGCCTTCTATGTAGATTCCGGCCTGACATATGACAGCACCGCAACGACCACCATCAGTGGTCTGAATCACCTTGAAGGCGAGACAGTACAGGTTCTGGCTGACGGCTCTGCGCACCCGGACAAAACTGTAAGCGGTGGTGCCGTTACGTTGGACCGCAGCGCAAGCACAGTGCATGTCGGCTACTCCTACGACTCCAAGATGCAGACGCTTCGCCTTGAGGCTGGTGCGGACGATGGCGTGTCGCAGGGCAAGATTAAGCGTATCCACGGCGTAACTGTGCGGTTCATCGACACTGTTGGCGCAGAGGTGGGGCCGGGTGAGAACAATCTGGACCGAATCCCATTCCGCGACAGCAGCATGGCAATGGATGAAGCTGTGCCAATGTTTGATGGAGACAAAGAGATTACGTTCCCGTCAGGGTACGACAATGATGCCAGGGTTTTCGTTAGGCAGACGCAACCATTGCCGATGACTATTCTGGCAGTGATGCGGAGGTCTAACACATTCGATGCTTAAAATACGTCCCTATGTACACAGCGATGTGTATGACATTGAGTTGGATTACGAGTTTGACGCGGCGTCTCGCGCTGGATTGCTGGGTCACAACGAGATAGTAGCCTACACGCTACTTGATGACGACAAGGTGCTGGCCGTTGGCGGGGCGCATGTCATGTGGTTCGGGGCGGGGGAAGCCTGGGTGCTGGTGTCGCCGGAGTGTCTTGGCAAGCCAGCATCCTTTGCCCGTTATGCAAAAAAGCTGTTTGATAGTATATTGCAAGACACAGAGTTACGCAGGGTGCAAGCCAGCATCCATGTAGATGATGACCGGGCGTATAGGTTTGCAGAGTGGCTCGGCTTTGAGAATGAGGGCGTTATGCGCAAATACGGCGTCGAAGGCGACGATTACTACAGAATGGCGAGGGTGGCGTAATGGAAACTATGACCATTATGGCTGGCGCATCCGCAATCCAAGGGATTATGAGCTTCAAAGGCAACCGCGCTGCCGCAAAACAAGCACAGCAAGTAGCCGACTATCAAGCGCAAGTAGCGGAAAATGAACTTGTTCTTACGCAAAGAGCGAGGCGCGACCAAGAAGTTTCTTTGCGGAGAAACTCAGACAGACTCAAGGGTACACAAAGAACCGCTACCGCCGCTTCACAAGTCAGAATGTCTGGCAGTCCGTTGCTGGCACTCAAAGACACATATTTCAATACTGAGGTAGACGCGCTTCGTATTCAATACGCTGGTAGTGTTGAAGCAGCTAATGTTGCATCTAACGCAGCAATGGCGCGTATGACAGGCAAGGCTCAGGCCGCTGCTTACAATACAGCAGCATTTACAAGCATCATAGGTGCTGGCTCTGCGATGGCATCATTCCAACAGCAACAAACCTTGTTGGGGCAACGCACCGCCGCATATGATGCGCAGGTTAATTTCCAGAACAGGCTGCTGGCACTTGAAGAAGCAAGATACAATAAGGAGCTTAGTTCCTAGCTATGCCAAGAATCCCGCTTTACGCAAAGGGCGCTGGCCCAACAGTAGAATTGGCAACAGGGCAGCTTGGCGCTAGACCAAGTGTTGCCGCTTTCACAGCCCCCGGCGAGGCTATGGCACGGGCTGGTGAAGCTATTGGCCGCGCGGGAGCAACTTTGGCAGAAGGCCAGATGCGCATTGATGAGGGACAAATAAAAGCAGAGAAGACACGACAGACCAACGAGATTGAGTTTCAGCGCCGCCAGAAAAAAGTCGAGTTTGATTTTGCTGTTGCAGAGCGTGACGCCGAAGACCGTCGTATTATTGCGGAAGAAGCTGACAGGGCTGTTATTGCAACTAGCGAGTTCCTTGAGCAAAACAGGGACACGGACACTCGCACATTTAATGAAAACTTTGGGACGCACCGTGACGGGTTAATCAGGGATATTGATGGCCGTGGGTATACGCCACGCCGCAAAGCCCTTGTTGAAAACGCAATTAAACAAAGCACTCGCGCTCAACGTACAAGTGGGGCTAACCAAGCATTTGGCCGTGGCCAGCTTGCGCGTACTAATGCTTCGGAGGCAACGATTGCGACGGCAGTCAATCAGTTGGGTCTTTATGCAGAGGGCCATCCTGAAAGGTTTGTACTGTTAAAAAGAATAGAAGACACCTTTGTTGACGCTGACAACAATGGGTTAAACCTTAAGTTCACACGCGGCGGTGTGCAGCAACAAGTCCTATACCAAGATTACAATAGGCAAATTGAAGGGGCTGGGAGCCACCGTGAGGTTGCTGCAATCCTTTCGAAACTAAAGGTTGATGGGAATGTTAGCCAAGCAAACCGTGAAAAGCTAATTGTTGACCTTAATAATGCAGAATCCAGACTGTTTAATGATGCTAGGGAGGGGGCTGCTGGTGTTTTGAACGAGGCTGTTTTCTCAGCTAGGGAGCAATCCGAAGTTGAAACGGCAATCGAGCAAGGTGGCGTGTATACGTTTAGCCTCCCTGATGGGTCGCAAAGCACAGTTGATTTCTCTCAGGTGCGCTCTACAGATGTCGGCGGAATCCTGAGCATCGCAAACAGGCGCTTCAAAGATGTGGAAGACCTAACATCAGACAACATACTTTTTGCGGCTGTAAACGGGTATGACGTAAAGCAGTCAGGGGTGGAAAATGCGGCAAGATTTGGGCTAAACTATTCTGATGAAGCTATTGCTATTCATGGCAAAACTCCAGAACAGCTTGATGATATCGCGCTAAATCTTGCTAACCAGCACCAAGATTACGTTACGAACACACTTAAGTCTGAGGGTGTGACACGCGAGAATTATCCCACGCTTGTGGCTCGTCTTGAGGCATCCGAGGCTCTTCTTTCCGCACAGCTTGGCGGGCGTCCGCCTTTGTCCGTAAGGACAGGGGCTGACCAGACGGCTGTAATAGGCATCAAGTCCGGCATCGCTTCCGCGCGTGAAGACTTGCGCAAAGCAGTAAAAGAAAAGGCTGCCTTGGAAAGCAATGTCGCAGTTATGGAGGAGGGCAAGTTTGAGTTTGTGGCTGGAAAAACTAAAGAAACGGAAACGAAGGCCGCAGTCGATGAAATGATGGCAAGGCTTGCTGGCAATGTCCCAGCGCAAATTAAAAACTTGTCAGAGAATGGCACCACCTATGAAACCTTTAAGACAACTTTGAACGCACAGGCAGAGCGCCTTATCGACAAAAACTTTGACCCAGAGTCTGCCGAGATGGAACAGATAAATCTTGGTGTTGAGCTATACCGGCAAATGAAACTTTCAGGGCGCGGTGTGACTGGAAGGCATGTTTCGCCAGAAAATAAAAAAATATATGAGGGCTATTTGCGACTTGAAGGGCCGCTTGGTCAGGTTGGGGCTATACGCGCCCTGCAACGCCAGCGGGATGACATTGATGTAAACGCCTCTTATAAGCAGGTGCAAAGTGCGGTTGAGTCTATTTCTGATGAGGCGTCACAAAGTTATTCTTGGTATCAGTACCTTCCTGGCCTTGGTCCTGACGAAGACTTTGTAGTCCAAAACACGTCAGAAATCCAAAGCTATGTTAGCAAAGTAACAAAAGATTATATTCGACTTGGTGTTGCCGCCGAGGTGGCCGTCGAGCTTGCTGCAAAGGATTATGCTGAGTCTCATGTGCGCATCAGAAACATAATGATGCCAAAGGTAGTGGGGATGCCTTCAAACATTGAAGACATGGCGACTGCCGCTGTTAATGATGTGATGCTTCGTTTCCCCAGCATCGCAGAAAACTACGACAGTGAAGAGCTTTCTATTGCCCCCCTTCAAGGAACTATGGACCGCTGGACCTTGGTTCATTCCGGCGGGTCGCCCGTAATTGTTACGGACCCTGACAATCCCCAAAAGGCCTATCCGGTTGAGTTCAATCTTAAAGAGCTAGACCAGTATATGGTGACGCAACGCTCAGATGCAGGGCTTATCAAAACGGCCAAGGTCGCTGAGTTAAATTTCCGTAAAACTGTAGAGTCTGAGTTTGTTACACGCACTGGCAGGTTCGAAGGCCTTACTAAATACGAAGCCCAAAACCTGAAACTGCGGCTGCTGTATCCTTGGCGCAGCTACCGATTGGAGGCTGAAGATGTGCGTAAGTTCTCAGAGGAGATGGAAAAGGTAATCGCTGAAACTCCTGGTGCTGGTGGTGCATAATGGATGAAGAAGACGACCTGCTGCGTCCGGCAAAGCCTGAGATTACGCCGACACGGTTAGCTGCCGAGCGTATTGCTGAGCAAGAGTTAGAAACGCAAAAGCCCACATTTGGCGAGGCTGTTAAGGCATCAGTTGACGAAGACTGGATGATGTCTTGGGCCTTGCGTGGGCGTGAGGAGTTTGCGCCAGACCCAGACTTTCAGCTTTCAACAGAAGACTACAACCGGGTTACGGCTGGGCTTCCAGAGGAATACCACGGTTTTGTTGAAGACGCATACAGCATGGCTCAGCTTGAGTCCTTGCGCGAAGAGGCTTTCAGGACATACGAGAACGACAGGAAACTTTCCCAGCTTGGCTGGGGCGGGGTTGGCATCCGCTTCGGTGTGGCATTGGCAGACCCCGCCGCTATTGGCCTGAGCATAGCGACGGAGGGTGTCGCGGCCCCATTGATTTGGGGCAATAAACTCACAAGACTTCAAAGGGCTTTCCGTGGCGGCACCGCTGCGGCTGCGACCAATGCGATTGTTGAAGGCTATATAGTTAGCCAGAACGCTGTCAAAGACCCATATGACATCCTGTACTCAGCCAGCGCCGGGTTCCTTATCGGTGGCGGGCTATCTTCGCTTGGCCGCGTTGACACTACAGACCCTATTCGCCCGGCAATGGCTAGTATGGCCAAGGCAGCAGACGATGCTCAAAAAGTTGAGGCGGTTGATGCGGTCAACAGCCGCATCTTGGGTGAAGGTCTTGGTGAGCCTTTTGGCAGGACTGTTGAGGTTACTAATGACGATGTTAATGCTGCTTTGGACAGGGCAGACAGGGCAAAACAAGCCGTGTCAGACGCCAGAAAGGCAAAAGACGCCGTAGGTTTAGAGATAGACCAGCGGCTTGAAGCGGGTGAGATTAGCGCAGAAGAAGCGAAAAGATTAGAGGCAGAGTCTCCAGAGTTTATTGCTTTTAACAAGGCACAAAAAGATTTTGCTGAGGCAGATAGCGCTGCTGATGAGACGGTGGCCGCGTTTGCAAATGGAGGGCGAGCCGGTGTGGGCGCGGCTGAAAACCAGTTTGAACCTCCGCAAATGGTCGCCTACACGCGCACTGACACAGAAAACGCCATAGAGGCTGCTGGTGACCCGGCTGAACCCGCCATGGCTAAACTTGGCCCTACAAAAATACCATTGCGGTTTGACATGGTTGCCCGCCTCTTAGGCTCAAAGAATCTCATCGCTAATCAATTAGGGCGGATTCTTGGCGAAGACGCTGTTGGTTTTCGCGGAGGCAAGGACACAGAGCGCCCTCTTGAGCCTACCGCTGACATCATAAAGACAAACGAGTTCAAGTCTGCCTTGAGCCGTTACTACGCCGTCTATGACCCGGCATACAAAGAGTGGGCAAAGGACCAAGGCTTCGGTTACCTCAAGCGCACAATGAATCTCCCGCGCCGCCAGTTTGGAGAGTTGGTAGCTGATGCTATTGAAAGTCCTGAACTACCTTTCCACCCTGCGGTTCGCCGCGCTGCACAAAGGCAAGCAGAGATTAAACGCGACTTGTTGAATGGGGCTAAGGATTCAGAGGTGCGTGGCTTCGAGAATGTCCCTGAAAACTTGAGTTACTTCACACACCTTTGGGACTCATTCAAATTCGTTGAGGCGCGACACCGTTATGACGACGAAGATGTCCTTCGTCTTCTTACTAACGCTTTGGTGAATGGCACCGAAGACCTAGACGAAGAAGCAGCCCGGATGGTTGCCAAAAGCATGGTTGGCAAGCTAAACCGTGACGGTGCTGGGATGGACTCTGGCGCAGCCAGATTGTTCACGACAGATGACCGCGATGTCATGAAGCAAATCCTTGTGGAAGAGGGTTTCATGACGGACGACGAGGCCACACGCTTGTTGTCGCTGTTTGAGCAGCGTCCTGACGGCACACCTGCACGAGCCAAGCGTAGACTTGGCTTTAACATGCAAGAAGAGTTGTCGGTTTTCAACAGGCAGACCCGCCAGCAAGAGGTTCTGCGTCTCAAGGATTTGCAGGAACGGGACGCCGAGCAAGTGTTTACGTCTTACGCTGGGGGAATGTCTGGCAGGATTGCACTGGCTCGTGTCGGCCTAAAGGATGAAACAACAATAAATCAGCTACTCGACAGGAACTTGTCGGAGGGAGAGGGCCGCGCTGGCAAAAAGGGCGCAGATGAAGCTAAGCATGAGAACCTCATAGCGCAAACTATGATTAACATGATTCTGAACCGCCGCGCTCCGTTGGCAGCAGACCCGTCCGGCAACTACGCAAGGATTGCGCGTCTGGTACAGGACTACAACTTTATCCGTCTGATGAACCAGGTTGGCTTTGCGCAGGTTGCCGAACTTGGAAACGCCATCAGCATTGGTGGCTGGAGGGCTGTGCTGCAACAGGTTCCGGAGATGAGGCGCATGTTGCGCAGGGCAAAGAATGGGGAGCTAGAGGACGAGGTTTTGCGGGACATTGAAGCCGCTACCGGGATTGGCTCTGACCGTTTGACAAACCAAGCCATGAACCGCGCAGACACTATCGGTGTGTTCAGCGAGGGGCGTGGCGACTGGATTGACAAAGGTCTATTTATGCTGGCTCCTCTAAAAAGAGCTACAGCAGACCTCTCCGGTATGGCTCCTATCACACTGGCTCTTGAAAGGATGGCTGCGCGGGTTGCTGTTCAGACTATGACGGACCTTGCCTTCAAAGCCAGAAAGCTATCTCGCAAGCGCCTTGCAGGACTTGGCTTGGACGAAGACATGACTGAGCGTGTTTATGCGCAAATCAGGAAAAATGCTGTCAGACAACCATCCTCGATGTTCAAGCGCAAAAAGGTTCGTGCAATCAATCTTGGAGGCTGGGACGACGCGGAGGCAAGAGACGCTTTCCTTATAGCCATATCCAGATGGACACGCCGCAGCATCCAACAGAATGACGTGGGCAACCTGAACCTTTATATGACCTCAACTATGGGTCAGGTTCTGACACAGTTCCGCACGTTTATGCTGGTTTCTTATGCAAAGCAAACGCTGCATAACATTAAGGCAAAAGACTTTAGGGCTTTGTCCGCGATGCTTCATTCGGTGGCATTTGCGGGCCTTGCTTACACAGCACAGACACAAGTCAATGCTCAGTTTAGGGATGACAAAGAAGAGTTTCTCAAGGAACGGTTGTCCACAGAAGCCATTGCCAAGGCATCATTCCAGCGTAGTTCGTGGGCATCACTGTTCCCGGCTTTGGTTGACACAGGCGCTATGTTCTACACAGATGACCCTGTATTCGCGTACCGTTCCACAGGTCTGGACACTAACCTAATTGGCGGTGTGCCTAGTGTGCAGCTTATCTCGAAGGGGCTTAGCTCTGCCCAGGCCGCGTCTAGGGCTTTGCTTAATCCAGACAAGCAGTTTTCTCAGGGGCAGCAACGCGCATTGAATACTTTAGTCCCATTCCAGAACGCCATCGGCATAAAGAACGCACTAAACAAACTTGTGGACATGAGGCCAGAGACAGCAACCGTAGAGTAGGGTTCCAGCGGGGCCGAAACTGCGGTATAAAGGACCGAAGGAGTGACGCATGACAGTCAGCAGCACAACAACCAAGGTAAGCTACAGCGGTAACGGCAGCACCACTGTTTTTGCTTATACTTTCAAAATCTTCGCAGACGCAGACCTGACGGTTATTGTGCGTACCGACGCGACTGGCGCTGAGTCAACCAAGACTCTGACGACAGACTACACTGTGTCAGGCGCTGGTGATGCAGGGGGCGGCAACGTCACTATGGTTGTAGCCCCTGCCTCTGGCGAGACCCTGCTGATTAAGCGTAGCTTGGACCTGACACAATCCACTGACTATGTGCCCAACGACCCGTTCCCTGCCGCTGCCCACGAGGATGCCCTCGACAGGATGACATTTATCGCGCAACAGCAACAAGAGGTGTTTGACCGCGCTGTTGTCTTCCCTGAGACCGACACGGCAAGCACGACAATTCCCGACTCCGTGACCCGTGCCAATAAGTTCCTTGGTTTTGGTGCAAGCGGTGAAGTCGCAGTTTTATCCAGCACGGGCACCTCGCCAGGCGCGATTGACACTGGCAACTTGGTGGATGGTGCAGTTACAACTGCAAAACTTGCATCTACCGCTGTAACCACAGCTAAAATTACAGACGATGCAATTACACAGGCCAAGATTGCGGATGACGCGGTAGGTTCTGCCCAGATTGCCGCTGATGCTGTAACACAAGCCAAGATTGCGGATGACGCGGTGGGTTCTGCGCAGATTGCTGACAACGCTGTGGGCACAGCACAGATTGCTGATAGCGCCGTCACCGCTGCTAAACTCTCGTCAGATGCAGCATTTTCTGCTGGTATGTTGATGCCTTATGCGGGCACATCTGCCCCAACCGGGTGGCTGCTGGCATACGGTCAGGCAGTGTCTCGAACAACCTATGCCGACTTGTTTACTGCAATTAGCACGACCTACGGGTCTGGTGACGGCTCAACCACCTTCAACCTTCCAGACCTACGCGGCCGCACCATCGCCGGTCAGGATGATATGGGTGGCTCATCCGCCAACCGGCTGACAAATCAGTCTGGCGGTTTGAACGGTGACACTCTGGGTGCTTCTGGCGGCGCTGAGACGCACACCCTGACCACGTCGCAGATGCCAAGCCACAGCCACACCCTTGGCAGCAACGCCAAAATATCAACCACATTTGACACTAGTGGTGGAAACACCGCAATCAGGCGCGACACGTTAAGTGGAAGTGGGCTTGATTCGTACATCAGCGGCTCGACTGAAGCTGCCGGTTCAGGCGCTGCCCACAACAACGTGCAACCGACCATCATCCTCAACTACATCATCAAGACTTAGAGGCGACCATGACCAAAGCAGTACAAGACATCAAAACGGGCCAGTCCATTCCCGCGCTGGAGATTGGCACCGAACAAACCATCAGCGTAGCCGCCGCAAGCGCAGCGACAAGCACTGCCTTTGGCGAGACCTCGCTTGTTGTTCGTGTAGT